CCACATTGCTGTGTTCAACTTTGCAAGGGGTTGCGGGGATATAGAGATGAGTCGAATCTGCCATCCACTGATTGGCAGTATCAAGTGTGTTAATGTTTACTGTTGCCATTTTCTATATCCCCCCTCTTTAATAACTCAGCATTGGATTCATGCCTGTCCGTTGCCGTTCCATTCGGTTATGCTTCACAACACTCTTGTAAATTGTGTTTCCATCCAAATTCACTTCAACATCATTATCGGAATCATTTAATGCCCTTAAGAATGCACGATAAAGCATATCCTCGTTTGCCCCGTCATCGGTTGCACTTGCTCCCATGCCCGGAGAAGCAAGATTAAACGATATACCGCTCATTGCACTTCTTACAGATGCGTACATGGTTGCGGCAAGCTGTGAACGGTTAAGCACTTCAGTGCGCCCACCAATATGACCAACTACTTCCGCACCGCTTTCCCCGGCAATGAACAAAGAGCCATGCGCTCTTGTTGTGCCAGAAGCATACTGCGGAATCTTTTCCATAACGCCATGCTTTAAAATACCGCCAGATGCCATTGTATAATTACCAGTAGAACCAGTAATTCTTGCAGTAACATCAATTGTTGGAGTTGCCAAATACGGGTCTTTATAAACAGAAGTGATTTTGCCGTTCACACTAAGAGTTGGATTGTTATATGGATCATGCCACCAACCATTTGTGAAATTTGCACTGGTATTAATAGTTCTATTTAATTCCGAAACATCTCTACTTGTAAACTTTGCTTTAGAACTAAAAACAGTATTAAGCCCATCTATTGCTCTGTATAGGAAGTTTGCCTTAGACGGAAACAGAGGAATCGACCCGCCACTGGTAGAAGCATTTGATGCAAAGTTTTTATCCATGTATAGAAAATTAGCCTTAGATGGAAACAATGGAATCGTTCCACTGCTTGTAGATGCATTAGATGCAAAGTTTTTGCCCATATACTGGAAATTAGCCTTTGATGCAATAACTGGTATTGTTCCGCTACTTGTCGATGTGCTTGAAGAAAAGGCTTTCCCAATATACATAAAATTAGCCTTGGAATTAATAAGAGGAACATCCCCACCAGATACAGTTGCACCAGAAGTAAATGCTTTTACCATTGATGTGAATTTGGCTTTTGCATCAATCGTCTTATTCGCAGATGATAAACTTGCACCTTTGTCCGTTGAGCCGAAAATAGCTTTTACACCATTAATAACTTTGTCTTTAATTCCACCAGTGACTTCTGCAATAGTGCTAATGCCCCCTTTTACACCATCAATGATCTTTTGAGCGGCGGGGACATTATCCTTAACACTCGTCACAACAGCTTCAATATCAAGCGAACCACCGAACACTTGGCTCAACCATCCCCCGCCTTCTCCAGACGAATCGTTTCCACCAATAATATCGCTGAAACTGAAGTCCTCAAACGCATTAACAATGGGATCAACAAAGATATGTTTCAGTTCACCGAAGAAGTCTTGGAACCCTTCAACAATCCAGTTCCAGATATTTCGTCCGTACTGTTTCCATTCTTCGTTTGTTGGGAGTCCTAGAACTTCTGTGATAAAATAGTCTAGGCCTCCGGTACCTGTTTCACTTGCGTTGTTGAATTTAATACTCTCAATTACGGCAGAAATTCCTAGACCAATAGTTGCTCCTATTAGCGCACCTGCCGGGCCGCCAACAACGAAACCTATAACTCCACCTGCAAGAGTAGTGAGCGCAGTAGTTAATTGATTCAACCAGTTTGTGTTTTTGTTTTCACCCGCTGCCTTTGTGTCAAATATGTCTGCTAGTAACGACAGACCAAGCCCTATGCTTGCTCCAATTAATGCTCCTCCTGGGCCACCTACGACAAATCCAACTACACCACCTGCGAGTGCATTTAGAACGTACTGCAAACTGTGGCCTATTTCTTCCTTGCTAAGTACACCATCGTGGTCAAACACAAGAGTGTCCGCAACAAGCCCTAATGACAGTCCAATAAGGGATCCAACGATTGCGCCAGGGACACCACCAAGAATAAAACCAACACCTGCCCCAGTAAGTGCAAACAGTCCGGCAAGTGCCTTCTCTGCAATCTGCTCACCAGTAAGATCCGACCAGTCAAACAGAACGTCAGACACCGTGATTTTAAAGTCACTGATAAAGTCTTGCAGCGCCTGTGAAACGGCAGTTTCCTCAAACATGGCAGAGTAGTCTGGGACTCCCCCACCACCACCTCCACCACCGTTCTTGTCATCCGGCAGCACGTTTAACTCATCAAATGGTGCAAGGTACTTCAGTGCTTCTTTTGCAGCTGCACCTGCGCCTCCTACTGCTTCTCCCCATTCGGTCATGGTGTCCACAGCTTTGAGGTACGTGGCCTTCCCTCCAAGGATTGCCATCAACTGCGCTATAGCGTTCGCAGCCCTTGTGACGAGAGCAATAAGACGGAGGACGATCGGCTCAATTGCCTGGATCAGACCACCGAATGCTGCGCCCATCTGGTTTTTCATTGTGAGGCTTTTAGTTGCGATGTTATCCAGTGAACCCGCAAGGTCATAACCAACTGCTTTTGAAAACTGGTATGCGTTTTGCAGACCGACCTGAAACGCTTCGGTTACCTGTTTAATTGCGAATCGAATAGCACGGTAAAAGATAATCCTCTTGAACGCAGCACCAAGTTTTTTCATCGGCGCGATTGCGGAAGAAATATCTTTCTGCATTACTTTAAATGCACCTGAAATCTTGGATATGCCGGAGGAGGACTTGAACGTGCTGTTTAATTCCTTCATTCTATCTGTAAGTTTTTTAACGGAGTTTGAGGCCGAATCTGCGTTTCCCTTGATTACAAATTCAATCCCGGTTAGGGATGCACCCGGCATCGTCTTCAACTCCTTTCTCTTCTAATTCTTTCCGCTTTTCGTTAAAGGCCTTTGCGAAGGATGCAACTTTATCCTTTATATGCTCGTACCGCTCACGCTGCTCCCTTTCTTCCCTGCGTCTTCGTTCTTCCGCAAACAGGTCGTAAGGTTTATCCGGATACGGAACGGGTTTCGATTTGCTAAACGCCTTGATATATTTACCCGCATCAAGCAACGCTTCATAGAAATACATCCCTTGCAACCATGCCATGCGGTTATCAGCAATCACACTCTCTCGCTTTGCGAGTCGGTACATCTTATGCGCTTTCACATCCCCGTCCCAATAGTCGTGGTATGTCATTCCAAAAGACATATAGGCAGGGCAAGCCTCTTCAAAAACGGACATTAACGACAAAGGGGATGCGGCAGCAGTGCCGCCAACATCCCCAATTCTTTCGGACTGTGAGGTGTCGTTTATTAACTCACCGTCCAGTTTGCGTTTCCCTGCTCGTCCTCGTCATCGATAAGGGCATTCACGGCCTCAGCATACATCTCAGCGAGTGCTGTGATGAAACCGTTCTTGTCCTTTATCCACTTGAAGATCTCCTCGGTCTGTTTGCGGGTGATCCCCTTCTGGTGGCGGACAAATGCCCAGTACACCAACTTCGGAATCATCAACGCAGGTTTGTCGCTCAACTGCTCCAGGATGAACCCGTCATCGTTGGCCTGCCCCGCAGTCCGCAGCGTGTATTCCAGATTGTAAGATTTTCCCTCATACTCAAAACTGATCTGTTTGCTCATGCTCTATGCTCCTTATCAATGACTAAATAAATTAGGCCGAAGTGCCTACGCTGAAGGTCATGTCGGTGGAGGGGACAACGTGGATGGTCATTTCACGAGCCTCGTCCACACCCTTGCCGACAATACCGACCTTGACCTGCCCCTTGAACTTCCAGATGCCGTCAATTCCAGTGGGAGTGACGGTTCCTCCGACCAACTGTCCACCGAAGTAGATAGCAAGGTATTTCTCGGTTCCGTCATCCAAGCCTTTAACGGTCTGGTAGTCGGTGGCATTATAGTTTGCGGTGAAGTCCATGCTCCCGCCCGTATCGAGCAGTCCCATGATGTAGGTGTGCATGGAGTTCTGCAAGTTCGTGACATCAATAGTGTTGACTTCATTCATGAAATCCGGGTAGTCCTTAATCGGAACGAGATCCGAATAAGTCGTACCGTTTGTGGAATACATGAGAAAAGTCATATAGGTATTCATTGCTGCCATATGCGTTTCTCCTTATTTAAACTCTGTACATTGACTCACCATCAGTTTCTGAACGATAACGGGCAGTGAGTCGGTAATACCCGCTATCCTCCATCGGAATAGGATTCAGTGACAGGCGCATAAAGTTCATCTCAAACAGCATCGTGTCGATGACATTCATGACTTCCTTGCACTGACTCTTCTTCCCCGTTTGTTTATTGCTATAAACGTCCACCTGGAACATCACGGTCGAAAACCTCTCGGTAAGCGTGTTGTCCTGTTTGCGTGGAGATGAATAACAATCTTGCTGAACAATACTGACTGCAAAAGGTTTGCTCGGTGTCGGAGCAGGTTCACTGGTAACATAAATGCCAGGGTACTGAGCCTTGAGCGCAGTGGCAATAGGGCTATAAACTTTTGCCTCAATTTCAATCATGATTCAAAAACCTCTCTTACCACTCTCTCAAGTTCGTCTTCCAGTGTTCTGGCTGCTTTGTACATTGGCATATTTGGAGGGTTGCCGTGTGAGTGCTGCCCGTGTGCGTAGTACCATCCGTCTGGGTCATCCCAGTGGCCTTTGCCAGGGTAAGTACCTGGGCCATAACCGTTTGGCTCTGGATGCCCGTCACCGATAAGGCCGGATCCAAACTCAACAAACAGCACCGTGGTTCCGCTTGCGACTACCGCATACGTGTTCTTCCCACGATTCTCTACTGTGATATTATGGTCTTCCGGGCCATCATAGTACGCAGCTGCGAAGTTAACCTCCGCATAAGTAGCACCCATCTCAGCTAACCGTCTGCACACTTCTTCAGTCTTCCTGTCCAACCAACGCTGCTTTCCAATCAGAAACCGCTTCAGCTTTTCGATACCGCTGACTGACAGGTCAACCGTAATCGTTTGTGCCAAGGCAACTCACCACCTATGCGCTGACGATAGGATCTCTTGTCCTGTCGATCTCAGCAAGTGCGAGTACTACTTGGTTAACAGTCCGTGCCACACCAGTGCAGCGGTAGTTGTGTTCCTCCTCAAGAGGACTGGCCTCAAACCAGAAGACGGTGTCGGTCGTGAACGGGGTCGTTAGGTCATCCGTAACCGCAGTGCGTGTGAACGGGTTGTCCAAACCAAACATTTCGATTCCGGCCTGTCCCCTGCCTCCACTTACGTTCATCCGTGCCTGGACAGGTGCTTCGTAGGAAACCCCCTGTTCACCAGTGAGGTTTCCTTCCTCGTCAGTGAGATCCACAATGCCACTGTACAGTGCGTACCATATGGTGCGCTTGTCCCGTTGCGTAGTTCTCACTTAATAGCACCCACTCTCACATACGGCAGAACGTGATTGCGGATATAGCCGATCATGTCCTCATACATAAACGTGCGATGGACACCGTTCTCGATGTGCTGAGATTCACCCTCTGCACCTGCGTGGGTATACCCCGCAATGACTGCGTAAATCTGCGCACCCTCGTCAAGATCAGAAACTCCGTCCACACTGTCCGGCACACCACCGACAAGGTGGTACTTCCAGGCAAGAATCTCGTTCCCTGCGAGAGATAGGTATGTTTTCAGTTTTTCGTCACTGGGCATCTCCCCACCGTCATCTAGCAGGGTTTTCAGCGTTGTAAGTTTCTGTGCATCAGTCATAGTCAGCACTCCTTAGAGTGTGGGGGAGGGGTGTCTTACCCTCTCCCCCGTGTAGGTAAATTATGCGCTTACAACAGTGGGCGCATGGACATAGATGCCATTTGCCTTCTGCTTCTTGACCCAACAATCGTGGTAGATGCGGTAGTTGAGTTTCCACGCATCGGCTTCCTGGTTAACCGCAGGGCTGAAGATGTTGGGGATGTTGTGCTTAACAACCTGCATAACAGCAGAGGGATGAACCACCATGAAGTTGATGGTGGACCCGGCAGCGGTGTAACCACCCGCACCATCGTGGTCGGTGGGCTGCGCCAGAGTGCAGACGGTGTTGAAACGACCGGACGGAACGGTGATGACCTGCATATCGTTGTACATCTCTACGTTGTAATCGATACCAGGTTCACGGTTCATCGTGTAGCGGGTAATGCCGCTCTTGAGGTACTTGTAGATGGTCGGATTCACGAACAGAACACGACCCTCGTACGGGACTTCAGCATCGTCCAGTTTTTCGGTAGCGGTGTCGATAGCAGCAATGGTGTTGGCAGCACTCGCAAGAGTGTCCGCAACTTTCATGCTGTCCGCAGCTTCCTTGGCATACTTAGCAAAGCGGTATGCATCGATTTCCGGCACAACCTTGGTGCGCTCAAACTCACCAAGCAGAGTGCCGAAGGCCATGCCGATGGACTCTTCATCGTCCATAGCATCAACCAGGAAGGAACGACCACGGTCTTTGGTAAGAGCGTAGGCTCTCCAAGTGCCATCCACGTCACCGGGAACAAATCCGGCATTGCGGGAATAGTCACCAAGGCCGAC